ATCGGCATGGCAGCGAAGCTCGACACCGCCACCGTTCTGCTGGCGCACCCGAGCCGCGCCGCCAATGCCGAATACTCCGGTTCGGGCGCATGGGAGAACACCGTCCGGCTGCGTCTGTATCTGGGGGCCAAACTACCCGACGCGGCGCCTGAGGATGGCGAGCCCGACGACGATGTTCGCTTCCTCTTTAAGCGCAAGGCGAACTACACCGCCAAGGACTACCACCGGCTGACCCTGCAGAACGGGGTACTGGTGCCCGACGCACCCGAACCCGAGGAAATGGGGAATCCCTACTACCGCAAGCGCCAGGCCGAACGCGTCGTGGTCGAAGCGTTGCGGAAGCTGACGGAGATGGGCCGCCACCCATCCGACGGCAGCACCTCGCCCGAGTACCTGCCGCGCCTGATGGTGCAGTTCCATCTGAACGAGGGCCTGTCGCGGAAAGACCTCACTGCCGCCATGCACGAACTGATGGTGGCCGGGCGCCTCAAGCGCGGCGTGGTGGGGCAGTACGCGAACCGCCACGACCGGTTCGGGCTGATCGAAACATGAGCGATCTGCGCATGCGCACACTCTGCACACTCTCTCTCCCTAAAGGGAGAGGAGAGAGTGTGTGCACTCAGTTTGCACAAGATTGCGCAGAATTTGCGCAGAAGTTTGCGCAACCCGATTCCCTCGCTGCGCCAGCGCACATCGGCGCAGCGACAGCGCACCGGCGCAGCGAGAAGTTCCGCCCCACCATCCAGGCCGAAGGGGGGTGGCAATTTGCCTCCACCCTTTCCCCAGATCGCGCCCTATCGCGCCATCCCGCCGCGGCGCAGCTACCCCTTCACCCGCCTGCCCCGCGTCGATTCTGGGGCCATCTGTGACCCATGGAGACCACGCCCCATGAACCTTGACACCTTGACCCCACCCGCGGCGGGCAGCTACGCCGCGCACCTGCTGCTGGACCGCCAGGCCGGCGACATCGAGGCCGAGCTGGGCCGCTTGCTGGCCAGCGACCCGCCGGCCGAGGTGGAGATCGTCCTGCGCGGCTGGTGGGGCGGCGGCTACCGGTTCTGCCTGCTGACCGAAGGCGAGGAGTTCATCGCCGGCCGCCTGATCGAGGACCCCGACGACCTGGCCATGTCGGTGCTGGAAACCCTGGCCGGGAGCGAGGCGAGCGGCTGGAACATCCATGCGGCCCCTGGCGTGCAGGACCGCATCACGGCGCTGCTGCTGTCCTGCTCGAAACAGGAAGGGGCGCTTCAGTGATCACGATCAAGTGCGATTTCCAGCCGGCCATGCGCTACCTGGCCAACGTGCAGAAGCAGGCCCAGTTCGCCGCAAGCCGCGCCCTGAATGCCACCGCGAAGGCGGTGCAGAAAGCCGAGGAAGAGGAAGTCGGGCGCGTGTTCGACAGGCCGGTCCCATTCACCCGGCGCGCCTTCGCCGTCGCTTACTCGACCAAGCAGAACCTGACCGCGGCGGTTTCGATCAAGCCGGCCCAGGCCCGCTACCTGGCCCATCAGATCGAAGGCGGGCGCCGGCAGCGCAAGCGCTTCGAGGAACGCCTGGCCGGCGACACCAAGGCCGACACGGGCTACTTCGTGCCCGGCAAGGGAGTACGCCTGACCGCGGCCGGCAACCTGAGCCGCGCCCAGATCATGGCCATCGTCACGAAGCTGCGCGCCCGCGGCCAGGACGTGTTCGCCGGCACCGTGCGCGGCACCTTCGGGGTCTGGCAGCGGCAGCGGCGCACCCGGGCGCTCAAGGCCTTGCTGGTGCAGATCCCGGCGCCGAGCTACCGCAAGCGGTTCGACTTCTACGGCGTGGGCCGGCGCGTGATCGAGCGGGAGTGGTCGCGGCAGTTCGACATCGCGCTGGCCCAGGCCTTGGCGACGGCGCGATGAGACTCCTGCGACTCACGGGCCGCCACGCGGTTGGCGTGCATCAATTCGCCATCGTCGACAACGCCGACTTCGACGAACTCTCGCGCTTCCGGTGGAAAGCCAAGCCCAATGCGGCCGGCAACGGCACCTATGCCGTGCGCAATGTGAAGCGGGACGGGCGCAACACCATGCTGCGCATGCACCGCGCGGTGCTCGGCTACGACGGCCCCCTCGACGTGCGGCACCTGAACGGCAACAAGCTGGACAACCGCAGGGAGAACCTCCAGGTAGCGCCGCGCAGCCAGACCGTCGCGCAGGGCCGCTGCCGTGTGGTCCGTGGCACCTGCGAGAAGTGCGGGCAGGCCTTCGAGCGCATCGTGCTTGCCTGCGCCCGGGCGCGGTTGTGCATGCGGTGCACAGGACGGCGCGGCGATACCAGCCTACAGGGAGAAGTACGCCTTGAGCACTAGCGAGGCAACGCCGGCGAGCATGATGCCCACCATCCACTTGAGCACCGCAAGGTCGGTGCGGATGGGAGCCAGATCCTTGTCGAGCCGGGAGTCGAGGTATTGGCGCGTCACGATATCCCCCTGCGCATCGGCGACAGCGCGGATCACGGCTTCGGCCTGCGCCTCGGGCAAACCGGCATCGCGCAGCCGCTTGACGAACTCGTGGGTGTCGAAGGTGACGCTGGACATGCGCAACAGCATATCACGGCAGCGCATCGGGGCTCATGGCAGCCCATGCCGCCCCGCTTGGGTCCTTCTCCAGCCTTTCCTTCGGGGGTCATGCGCGCCCCGATCTTCCTTTAGAGACAAGCACTTATGAACGTGCCCCATCAAGACGCCTGGCCGGCCGACCAGGTAATTCGCCGCAAGGTGGCCGAATTGATCCCGTATGCGCGCAATGCCAAGCGGCACCCGCCGGAACAGGTGGCGCAGATCGCCGCTTCGATCAAGGAATGGGGCGTCTGCGTCCCGATCCTGATTGACGAGGACGGCATGGTCATTGCCGGCCATGGACGGCTCCAGGCGGCGCAGAAACTGGGCCTCGCCGAGGTGCCGGTGATGGTGGCGAAGGGCTGGACCAAGGCACAGAAGCAGGCCTACGGGCTGGCGGACAACAAGCTCACGGAGCTGGGCGGCTGGGACGACGACATGCTGCGCGTCGAGCTCGGCGACTTGCAGGAGCAGGCCCCGGACCTGCTGGGCCTGGTCGGCTTCACCGAGGCCGAACTGCAGGCGGCGCTGGCCGAACCCGACTTCGAGCCGGTCAGCATCGACGACCAGGGGAGGTTGGACGAGAAGTCGCCCGTGACCTGCCCGCACTGCGGCACGCAGTTCCGGCCGTGACATGCCCGACCTGCGCGTGGATTGGTGCAGCCACGAGGCGGCCGAGTACGCCGTCTCGCGCTGGCATTACAGCCGCACCATGCCGGTGTCGAAGTCGGCCCGCCTCGGGGTCTGGGAAGCAAACCAGTTCATCGGCGCCGTCGTGTTCGCCTGGGGAGCGAACCCGAACCTCGGCCGCCCGTTCGACCTCGACATGCTCGAAGTCGCCGAGTTGGTCAGGGTGGCCCTGCGCGAGCACCAGACACCGGTCAGCCGCATCCTGTCCGTCGCAGTCAGGATGCTGCGCCGCCAGTCCCCAGGCCTGCGCCTGCTGGTGTCCTTCGCCGACACCGACCAAGGCCACCATGGCGGCATCTACCAGGCCGCCGGCTGGATCTACACCGGCACCACGCCGCCCAAGTTCGACTTCATGCTCAACGGCCAGAAGCTGCACCGGCGCACCTATACCGGCGCCAACTTCGGACAGCCACGCCTGCCGATCCCTGCTGGCGCCGTCAAGGTCCGCTCGCCGGTCAAGCACCGCTACGTCTTGCCCCTGGACGAGGCAATGCGCAGTCGAATCGCCCCGCTGGCTCAACCCTACCCGAAGCGCCATGGCTGACCTCAAGCTCGACTGGGCCAGCGCCGAGGCGGCCCGCTACGCCTGCGAGCGGTGGCACTACTCGAAGCGCGTCCCGGTATTCAAGGCCGTGCGGGTCGGCGTCTGGGAGGACAACGCCTTCATTGGCGTGGTGCTGTTCGGCCAGGGTGCCACGCCTGAGCTGGGCTCGCCGTACGGTCTGGCGTCCACCGAGGTCTGCGAGCTGACGAGGATCGCGCTGACCAAGCACGAAACCCCGGTGTCCCGGATCGTGGCGATCGCCATCCGCTTCCTGCGCCGCCGCTCGCCCGGCCTGCGCCTCATCGTGTCCTTCGCCGACCAGGCCCAAGGCCACCATGGCGGCATCTATCAGGCCGGTGGCTGGCTCTACGTCGGCGGCGCCGAGACCCATGCTTACATCATCCATGGAGCCCCGGTGCATCCCAAGACGCTGCACTCCCGTTACGGCACCGGCGGGCAGTCCATTCCCTGGCTGCGCCAGCATGTCGACCCTGATGCCAAGAGGGTAATATCGGGGTTCAAGCATCGGTATCTGTACCCGCTCGACAGCGACATGCAGCGCCAGCTGCTGCCGCTGTCGCAGCCCTACCCCAAGCGTCCGAAGCAGGCGATGACCGGGCACCCCCCGGAACAGCGGCGGCGCGACACCGACCCGGACGCTCCATCCCCCATCGAGGTGCCCCATGGCTGAGACCACCTACGACCGGGGCACCATTGCCAAGCTGCTGCTGGTCACCGAGCGGCACGTGGGCAAGCTCGTCGCCGACGGCACCATCCCAAAGGTGGAGCGCGGCCGCTTCGAGCTGGTGCCGGTCGTCCATGCCTACATCAAGTTCCTGCGCGCCCGCGCGGTCAAGGGCGACGTCGGCGAGTCCGACTTCGGCACCCACAAGGCCAGACTCACCCGCGCCCAGGCCGACCTGGCCGAGCTGCAGTGGCTCCAGGCCAAGGGCAACGTCCTGCCCCGCCCGGCGGTGCTCGCCACCTGGCAGCAGACCCTCGCCGCGGCCAGGGCGAAGCTGCTGTCCATGCCGACCAAGGTCGCCGGCCGGGTGCTGTCGGCGACCAGCCTCCCGGAAGTCGAAGCCATATTGCAGGAACACATCCATGAATCCCTCGCCGAGCTCGCCCGATCCGATGGCCTTCCTGCTGCGGGAAGCCCTGGCGGTCTGGAGGCCGCCGCCGAAGCTGACGGTCAGCCAGTGGGCGGACCGGTACCGCCAACTAAGCCCCGAAGCGTCCGCCGAACCCGGACAGTGGCGGACAAGCCG